GGCCTCGCGCCCGACCCGCGCTCTCCATCCATCGCAAGCACTCAGTCGGCCCACACGCGGCACGGTAGCGCATGGCTCTGGCAGTAGCGCGGGGCTAATTCACACCCGAAACAGCCCATCCTTCGGGAAGCTGAAAGCAAGGGTTCATCATGGAAAAAGAAACCGAGAAGAAACCGCGCCGGGTCGGTGACGGGACACCGGGTCCTGGTCGCAAGAAAGGCGTTCCGAACAAGACCACGACCGCGCTGAAGGAAATGATCCTCAAGGCGCTCGATGAGGCTTCACCGGGTGGAGGTATTGAATACCTCAAGCTGCAATCGTTAGAGAACCCGGTGGCGTTCCTGTCGCTGGTCGGCAAGGTGCTGCCGCTGACGGTTCGCGGTGAAGGTGACAACGGCGAACACATCGTCGCTATTGAGTGGCGGCGTGCAAATTGATTACGCGCCGGTCTTTGACCCGCTGCTAGATCCCGCCCGCTACAAGGGGGCATGGGGTGGGCGTGGTTCGGGCAAGTCGCAGTTCTTTGCGGACCTGATGATTGCCAGCGCATTGCGTAAGCCGGGCTTCCGTGGGCTGTGCTGCCGTGAAGTGCAGAAGTCGCTGAAAGAGTCGGCCAAGCGCCTGCTTGAGCAGAAGATCGAAAAGCACGGACTGTCAAAGCGGTTTGAAATTCAGGAAACGCAGATCAAGACGCCCGGTGGCGGTCTGATTGCCTTTGCGGGTTTGCAGGATCACACGAGCGAGTCGATCAAGTCCTACGAAGGGTTTGACGTTGCTTGGGTGGAAGAGGCGCAGACGGTTTCCGACCGTTCGCTAAACCTGCTACGCCCGACAATCCGTGCGCCGGGGTCTGAATTGTGGTTCAGCTGGAACCCGCGCCGGAAACAGGACGCGGTGGACAAGATGCTGCGGGGGGCGGAACTGCCCAGCAACGCGGCGGTGGTGCGGGCCAACTGGTGCGACAATCCGTGGTTCCCCGATGAACTGGAGCAAGAGCGGCTAGACTGCCTTCGCCAGCAGCCGGATCAATACGCGCATATTTGGGATGGTGATTACGTCAGCGTTGCGGACGGGGCCTATTTCGCGCGGGACATGGCGCTGGCGCGGTCGGATGGGCGCATAACCGATCTGGCGGTTGACCCGGTGCTGGGCATCAAGGCGTTTTGGGACATTGGTGTTCGGGATGCGACGGCAATCTGGGTTGCGCAGTTCAGCGGTCAGTCGATCAAGGTGCTGGATTATTACGAGGCCAGCGGACAGCCGCTGGGCGCGCACTTGGAATGGCTGCGGTCAAAGGGTTACGGCAATGCGCTGTGCGTCCTCCCGCATGACGGCGCGAAGGCTGACGCAATTACGGCTGTGCGGTTCGAGGATCACATTCGCGCGGCAGGGTTTCAGGTTCAGACCGTTGCCAATCAGGGCAAGGGCGCGGCGATGAAGCGCATCGAAGCGGCCCGCAGGCTGTTTCCGCGTATCTGGTTTGACGAGCGCCGCACTGAGGGCGGCAGACTGGCATTGGGCTGGTATCACGAACGCAAGGACGAGGCGCGGGGTGTTGGCCTTGGGCCGGAACACGATTGGGCAAGCCATGCTGCTGACGCCTTCGGGCTGCTGTGTGTGGCTTATGAGGAACCGCAGGTGTCGCGCCCGCTTGACCTGTCACAACTGACCAGAGGGATGGTATGACCGAAGACCGCGCCCCTGGCGTTGACATGGCGAAACTGGCCGCGATCCTGCAGGAGGAATACCGCGCGGCTGACAGCTACCGCGACATTCTGGCGCGCTTGGAAGAACAGGCGTTCGCGTATTACGAGGCGCAGCCGTTCGGCAACGAAGTGGATGGCCGTTCGCAGATCGTCCTGCCTGACGTGCAGGAGACGGTTGATTACATGACGCAATCCGTCCTGCGCACGTTTGTTTCTGGCGACCGCACGGTTGAGTTCGAGGCGGTTGACGAGGCCGACAAGCAGGCGGCGGAAGAAGCCACGGCGGCCATCAACTGGCTGTTTATGCGGCGGCAGGACGGGTATCGCATCCTGCATGATGGCTGCAACGATGGCCTGCTCCGCAAGATTGGCATTTTCAAGACTGTAGTGGAGACGCAGGAGCGGGTCAGCCGTGAGCGCGTGACCATTGATCCGCTCATGTTGGGCGAACTGCCTGACGCGGTGCAGCTGGAAAGTGAACCGGTCCAGAACGAAGACGGCACGATTACGGTCGATCTGAAATTTCAGAAGGTCGAAAAGCGCTTTGTCGATTACGCGATTGCGCCGGGCAATTTTCGGTTCAGCCCGCGCGCACGGCACGAAGACGAAGCGGATTACCTCTGCCACGTTGATGACGAAAAGACGCGCTCCGACTTGGTGGACATGGGTTTTGACCCCGATCAGGTTTACCGCCTGCCGGGTTATCACAGCACCAAGGCGCACGAGGTTGAAAGCAGTGAACTTGACCAGACGCTTGACGTAGAGTCGTCACGCGCGCTGGAACGGGTGGAACTGTGCGAGGAATACGCCCGCATTGACATCGACGGGGACGGTATCGCCGAGCGCGTCAAGGTGTTCCGCGTTGGCAACGAAATCCTGATTGATGCCGAGACGGGCGAACCGGCCATCGAGACGGTGGACGATCAGCCGTTTTCGGTGTTCTGCCCGTTCCCGCGTCCGCACCGTCTGGTGGGCTATTCGCTGGCCGATAAGGTAATGGACATTCAGTTGGCCCGCTCGTTTATGGCGCGTCAGCTGTTTGACGGCATGGCTTTTGCCAATATGCCGCGTCCGGTGGTCGATACGAACTTTGCCGACGCCGACACGTATAACGACATCTTGTCTCCGATCCCCGGCGCACCAATTCGCGTCAAGGGCGGCGTTGGGGCGGTGCAGCCGTTCCAGGCGGGCTTTGACATCGGAAAGTCGCTGCAAGCGATGGAATGGCTGACGGGTGAGCGTGAAAGCCGCACTGGCATTACGCGCATGAACCAGGGCCTTGATGCCGACACGCTGAACAAGACGGCGACCGGCACCGCGCTGATGCAGGCGCAGGGCCAGCAGCAGGAAGAATACATCGCGCGCAATCTGGCCGAGACGATGGCCCGGCTGTTCGTCAAGAAATACCGCCTGATGCGCGCCGAGGGTGAGCCATTCAAGGTCAAGGTCGATGGTGAATACCGCATGGTTGACCCGTCGCAGTGGCCGGAAGACATTAACATCAACGTGCGTGTTGGGCTTGGCTCTGGCAGCAAGGACAAGCGCATTCAGGCGCGTATGGCGATGGCGAACCTGCTGGCCCAAGGGACGCAGCTTGGCGAAGTCAGCCACGAAAACCGCTTCAAGCTGATTGACGGTCTGGCCCGTGACATGGGCATCGGGCAGGGCGACGATTACTGGATTGACCCGGCCAACAGTGAGCCGAAGCCGGAACAGCCTGACCCCGCTGTATTGGAGCAGCAGGCCAAGGCGGAAGAAGCGATGGCGCGCATTGAACTGGACCGCGCCAAGGCCGAAGCAACTGTCGAAACCGAGCGNATGAAGGCNCAGGCGCAGATTGACGCGATGCGCGAGAAACACGCNCTNGAAATGGAGCAGCGCCGCGAACANGCCGCNCTGGAAGCCGAACTGGCGCGCGAACGCATGGCGATGGANGCNCAGTTGGCGCAGGAGGAAATGCTCCTGAAAGCCAGCGCAGACGTAACGCTGGGCGGCTATCGACCNGGGGGCGACCTGAATGCGTAAGTTGATTGGCNGCTTTGCCGTGTGGCTGGCCCGTAAGTGCGGCGTCCCAGCGACGGAAAGCATTGATCAGGCGCGGCTGATGAATGGCGCTGACGCCGTGGAGCGCGGGGCGCGGTGGGAAATGTTCTACCGGGAACAGGGCGGGCTGGCCGACATGATTGCGGCCCTTCGCCGGGAAGCCTTCGAGGCAGCGGCGGAGCTGGACCCGAAAGACACCGACAAGATCTACTATTGGGCGATGGCTGACCGCAATTTGCGCCGCCTGCAAGCCCGTGTGGAGGCGATTGTTATCACCGGCCAGACGGAGGCTGAGCGCATTCGTGCGGTTGAACGCGAGGCGGCTGTGCGCCGTCTGCGCGCGGTAGAGTTTTAAGCAGCCGCATACGTCGCGGCATATTCTAGGAGCGTAGCGAATGGCCCATCCGGCAACCCCGGAAGCTAGTCGCGCGCCTGCTACAGTGGCAGACGCGGCGGCTGATTTTGAGAATTTCCTGTTTGCCGATGAGGATGAACAGGACGACGAACCCGCGCCGGAAGGTGACGAGGCCGAAGCCGAAGAAGGCGGCGACATCGAACTGGACGACGAGGACGAAGGCGACGAGGACAGCGGACCAGAACCGGCCACCGCAGCGCCCGTCAGCCTGACAGCGGAGGAAAAGAAGGTCTTTGCGCAGCTTCCCCCGGAAGCCCAGCAGGCATGGGCCGCAAGTGAAAACCGCCGCAATACGCAGGTCCAAGAGGCCACCACGAAGGCCAGCAATGCCCAGCGCGAAGCAGAAGCCCGCGCAGCAGCAGCCGACGCAGAAGCCAAGGCCCTTTACGGTCAGCAGCTGGATCAGTTCGTGCGGGCGTTTGAGCCTGTCGCGCCCGATCCGCAGTTGGCATATCAGGACCCGGCTCGTTACATTGCCGAGAAGGCCCAATACGACGCGCAGAAAGCCCAGCACGACACGCTTGTGCAGCAGGTGCGCGGCATTGCCCGTGAAGCCGACACGCAGGCGCAACAGGCGTTTATCGCCCAGCGCGACCGCGAGTTGCTGACCATTCCCGAAATCGCCAACCCTGAAACCCGCGCGGAATATATCCAGCGGGCATTCGAGGTGGCTGGTGAACTTGGTTTCGACCAGGCGGAACTGACGCAGAATGCGACCGCCAACGACATCAAGGCGCTGGCTAAGGTAGCGGAATGGAAGGCGCAGGCCGAACGGTATCAAAAGGCCATGTCCCGGCAGATGCAGAAGGTCCGCGCCTCCAAAGGCAAGACCCTCAAGCCCAGCGCCGCGCCCCATGCTTCGGCAAGGTCGGCCCGTGGTGAGCAAGATTGGCAGCGCGTCAAGAACGCCCGCTCAAAGAATGAGCAGGCCGAGGCGATGGCCGATTTTCTCGGACTTTGATCCGGTTTTCGCAAGCAACCCCATTTCAAGGATGAATCGACATGGCTGTTCCCAGCAACACCATTCAGAACGTCGCCCGCGTCGGCGTTCGTGAAGACCTCGACAACAAGATTGCCGAGCTGTTCCCCGACGAAACCCCGTTCCAGAACGCAATCGGGCGCTCGAAGGCGAGCAACACCTACACCGAATGGCAGACCGATGGTCTTGCCGCTGCCAACCACGACAACAAGACCATCCAGGGCGATGATCTGGCGAACGAAAGCCGCGCGAATACCGTTCGCGTCGGGACGCATACCCAGATCTTCAAGAAGGTGGTTGGCGCTTCGACGACCGTGGAAGCCACTTCGAAGGCTGGTCGCCGTTCGGAACTGGCCCGCGAAATCATGAAGGCTGGCCGTGAACTGCGCACCGACAAGGAAAAGCGCTTCCTTGGCAACTACGCCTCTGTGGCAGCGGCTGCTGGCACTGCGGGGGAAACCGCTGGTGCGCTGGCGTGGCTGACCTCGAACGTTTCGCGCGGCGGGACGGGAGCTAATGGTGGTTTCTCAGCAGGTATCGTCGCTGCGGCCACCAACGGCACCCAGCGCGCTTACACTGAGGCCCTGCTCAAGACCGTGCTGCAATCGGTCTGGACCTCTGGTGGCAACCCGAAGATGGTTATCACCAACGCGGCGCAGAAGCAGGCGGCTTCGGCGTTTGCCGGTATCGCAAGCGCGCGCCGTGAAACCGGCAACACCCGCGCAACCATCATTGCCGGGGCTGACGTTTACGTGTCGGACTTTGGCGAGGTGCAGTTCGTGCCGGATCGCTTTGCTTCGGCGCGTGACGCGCTGGTTGTGGACCCGGAATACTGGGACATCGCTGTTCTGGACCCGATGAAGACCCGCGACCTCGCCGTTACTGGTCTGGCCGACCGCAAGGCGCTGTATGATGAATGCGCGCTGCGCTGCCTCAACCAGGCTGCGTCTGGCGTGGTGGCCGACCTGACCTGATCGGTCGGGACATAACCCAAGTTGAGGGGCTGGCTTTCGGGCTGGCCCCTTTTCTTTTGCAGAGGTGACGCATGGCAAGGCCGAANAAAGCCACTGGCGAGANNGTNACGGTTGAGGCGCTGCGTGANGGCGTTTTCGTGGCTGACGATGTGCGCTGCGACAAGGGCGAACGGGCGACGGTTTCGGCTGAACTGGCGAAGATCATGCAGGAGGCGGGGCTTGTCCGGGTTCACTAACTGGGAACTGCTGGACGATGGCAGTTTCAACGGCGTCCGTAAGTGGATCAGGTCGAGCGACGACGACCACGGCACGGTGGAAGTCAAACACGAAGATGTAGGTTCGCACCTGCTGCTGGAAAGCAACAAGCGGGCGCAGAACGAGAGTTTCGATAAGCGGTCGGAGATGTGGCACGTGGCCAGAATCCCCGCTTACGTGCAGCTGGAATGGCTGACGAAGTATGGCGTTGACCCGTGGGACCCGAACCACGCCGAGGGACGCCGCCGTCTGCTGAATAGCAGCGAATACGCGCACCTCAAACGCGCACCGATTGTAATTTAGGGGACACGCCATGCCAGCCTTTGACGTTCCCGCGAACCTTGCCTTTGACAATTACGGCGAGTTGATCGCGGGTATTAACGATTGGCTGGACCGCAGCGACCTGACCGGCAGTGCGCCGACAATGATTGCGCTGGCGGAGTCGCGTTTGCGCCGCGAACTGGCCCCGTTCTTTGTCGAAAAGTCGGCTTCGATCAGCGTGACGGCGGGTGTCGGTGCGTTCCCCGATGATTTCGGGACGCTGACGCTGGTTAGCTGCGATGGCAAGCCGCTGGTGCAAGTCAGTCCGTTTGCTGCGCTGGATATTCCGGCAAGTTCCGTGGCAAGCGCCTACACTATCGAGGCGTCCGGCATTCGAGTATGGCCCGCCGGTGATTTCACCGTCACGCTGCTTTACAAGCCAGCGCTGCCCCAGTTGACAGAGACGACGCCAACAGCAAGCCTGCTGTCCGCGCATCCCGATTTGTATTTCTTCGGCGCGATGATGTTTGCTGAGGGCTATGTTGCCAACGACCCGCGCGCTTCGCTGTTCAAGGGGCTGTGGGATGAGGCGATTGCAGAGGCGAAGGTTTACCTGACGCGACAGTCGTTCGGTGGCCCGCTGGTTCCGCGCCTTGGGTTTGTGCCATGAAGGCCGCGCTTGCGCTTCCCCCGTTCCTGCCCGACCAATCGGTCAATAGTGGAGCGCTGAGCGAGGCTACAAACGTCTATCCGCGCGTTGATGGCTACGGGCCGGTGCGCGGTCTGGTTTCGCAGTCTAAGGCGCTTCCGGCGGCTTTCAAGGGCGGGGCCTCGTTCATTGCTACCGATGGCACCAGCTACCTGCTGGCCGGTCATGCGGCAGGGCTGTCGAAATACGGCGGTGGCACCTGGACCAATCTGGTTACGGGCATGACGATTTCCGGCCAGTGGCGTTTCACGCAGTTCGGGAACTACGTAATCGGCGTGAATGGCGTCGAAACCAAGGTTGTGAACCTGAAGGCCGGGACTGCCAGCGCATTGACCGGCGCGCCTGCGGGTGTCGCAATCACGGTAGTTGGCGATTACGTGGTGATCGGGCAGGGCAGCGGCGACCTGCTGGGCATCTATACGAGCGCGTTCAACGATCACACGGGATGGGCGCCTGGGGTGAATGGGGCGACCATTCAGCCGATGCTGACGGGCGGCGAAGTCATGGGGCTGGCTGGCGGCGAATACGGGGTGATCCTGCAACGCCAGCGGCTTGTGCGCATGACCCGCACCGGGGATGCCGACGCCCCGTTTCAGTTTGACGAGATTACGCCCAACGTGGGCTGCGCGTCCAAGGCTTCCGTTGTCGCAGTGGGCCGCACCGTGTTCTTCCTGTCCGACCGGGGCTTTATGGCGCTGGAAGACGGGCAGGCGATCAAGCCGATTGGCTCTGAAAAGGTCGATCGCACGTTTCAAAGCCTTGTGCCGCGCGATGATTACGAGCGGCTGTTTTCGGCGGTTGATCCTGAAAACAAGTTGGTAATCTGGTGCGTTCCGGGTGTGCCGGGGCGGCTGTGGATCTATAATTTCGAGTTGGACCGATGGTCGATGGCCATGCTGTCGATCGACGGGGTGTTTTCTGGCTTCACCTCGTCGGTGACGTTGGAAGAACTGGCGGTGACTTACACCGATCTGGACGCCATGGCGATCAGCCTGGACGACCCCCGCTTTTCAGGCGGCAATCCGCGTCTCTATGGAGTGGCTGGGGCTGAACTTTGCACGTTCAGCGGGGACACGCTGCAGGCGGTGCTGGCGTTCAGCTTTCAGGAGTTGGCCAAGGGGCGGATTGCGCGGATGCGTTCGATCCGCCCGGTCGGTGACGCGCTGCTTGGGCAATCCATCACGGTCGATTGCCGTTCGCGCATTGGCGACCCGGAAAACAAGGTTGCGGCCAGTGATCTGCGGGCCAGTGGTATCATGCCGATCCGGTGCGCTGGCCGTTACATGAAGCCGCGCCATGTGATCGCGGCGGGCAGTGCATGGACGTTCATGCAGGGCCTTGAGTTTGATTTCGAGGCCGCCGGTGATCGGTAGGGTTATCCCCGAAACGGGGGCTGGGCGGCTAGATTGGCAACGTCTGGTGGCTCAGGGGCATAAGGCGCATTCCAAGCGCCTGAAAGCCTCTGAGGGCGCTGTAGAGGCTCTTGACGCGCGTGTGGCCGCTATTGAGGCGGACATTGCCACGTCAACGGGCGGGGTTGGCGGTTTGAACAGCCGGACGGGCGCGCTGGAAAACCGCGTGGATGCGCTGGAAAGCCCATCGACCATCACGCTGACGCCAGGAAGTGCGCCGAGCAGCCCGGCGCGGGGTATGATTTATTACGACGGCACTGCCAACAAGTTGAAGTGCTGGAACGGCACGACTTGGAACGACCTGTGGTGATTACCGCAGGTGCGCCTCTGACCGTCGAGGCTGTCGCGGCGCTTGATCCGGCGATGCAACGCGGCGGGCATGATTGGGTTGAACTGGCTGACGATCTGGACAGCGGCGGGGCCTGTTTGTGGCGCGTTGACGACATCGCTTGGCTGGTGACGCGGCCCGATGATGCCGGGGTGATTGAAGCGATTGCAGCAGGCGGGAGACAGGCCGCGCGGTGGGCCAGGCCTATTGAGGCTGCTATTCGCGCGCATCCCGCACACCAAGGGCGGCGGCTTAGAATTTGGGGCCGTCATGGCTGGCGGCGGTATTTCCCGGATTGGGAACTGGTCGGGGTCGAGGGCGGCATGAGCATTCTGGAAAGCGAGAACTGATATGGGGTCGAGCAAGAAAACGCAGACGACCAAGCCGATCTATGAGGCGCAGCTGACGGGCGCGGCTGATACGTTGAAGGGCGTTTACAGCAACAACGCGGCTAACGTGCAGTCGATTTCGGATCAGTTGGGTGGGCTTATCCCGTCAATGCTGGACAAGTATCGGTTGGGTGACAGCGGCGTCAATGCGGCGCGGGGCTTCCTGACGCAGACGCTGGAAAGCCAGCCTGACCAGAATCCCTACCTTGAGCAGATCGTTGCGCAGACCAACGCTAACGTGGCTGACAAGACGCGCACGGCGATGGGAACGCGCGGGCTGACGGGCGGCACGGTGATGCAGGACATTGTTTCGCGCAACCTGGCCGAAAACGAGAGCGGGCTGCGCTACAACGACTATGCGCAGGCGATGGCCCGCAAGATGCAGGCTGCGGGTATGGCTCCGGGCATTGCGGCGGGTGACGCTATCCAGATCGCGCCGCTGTTGTCGGTGGCTGATGCCTCTACTTCGATGCCGCTGGACGCTGCGATGAAATATGCCGCCGGGACGGGTGGTCTGCTGGGTCAATACACGAACACCACGCAGAAGTCTTCGGGCGGGCTGCTGGGCGGGCTGCTGGGTTCTGTGCTGGGTGGCTGGGCCTCTGGCGGCTTCAAGGGGATTTGAGCATGACGATGGGAACCGGCGGCATTTTCGGAAATCCGTCTGGCCTGTTTGGCCGCCGCAAAAGCCCCTTTGGGCGGGCGGGCGACATGGCCGATCAGTTCATGCCGCAGATCGCACCGGACACGCAGGGCGCAATCGACCAGTACGCCGCCATGCCGGAACAGAAGCGCGGCGGCGGGTTCTTTGGGCAGGGCGGGATTGGCCGCGCGATTGCTGGCTATCTTGGCGATGCCTTGCTGCGACAGGCCGACATGGACCCGATCTACGCGCCGAGCATGATGATGCAGCAGCGCGCGCAGATGATGGCCCGGCAGGCCGAGGCAGAGCGCCGCGCCCGTTTTGATGACTGGCGGCAGCAGTATGATTACGAGCGGGCCAATCCGAAGCCTTCGACCGCGCAGCCCTATCGCTGGGAAAGCAATGACGGGTCGCTGATGGAACTTGGGCCTGACGGCCAGCCACGCAAGGTCTATGCTGATCCGACGCCCAAGATGAACTTCATCCCCGATGGCATGGGCGGCGGGCAGTGGGTGGCTATTCCGGGGGCTGGTTCTGTCGCTCCGCAGGCGGGCGGCGCGCAGTTGCCAGAGGGTTACAAAATCCGTGGTGCGGGAGGTGGTGTCGGCAACGGCACCAGCAACTTTCGCCGGTAGCAAACTCGATTACATCACGATGATGTCAGAGAGCGCGGGTAATCCGAACGCGGTCAGCCCCAAGGGCGCGCGGGGATTGATGCAAGTCATGCCCGCAACGGCCCGTGATCCGGGTTTTGGCATCCGCCCATCTAATGGGACGCCCGCAGACGATGTTCGCGTTGGGCGTGAATATCGCGCCAAGATGCAGGAACGCTACGGCGGAAACCTCCAGAAAATGTGGGCGGCATACAACTGGGGGCCGGGCAACCTTGACCGCGCGCTTGAAGCGCATGGCGAAAACTGGATGCGGGCTGCCCCCACCGAAACTCGAAACTATATCGCGCGGAATATGCGCCAATTGAGGGGCCGCTGATGTTCGAAGAAGGCACCATTGCTGACGGCCCGAACGGCCCGATCATCTTTCAGGGTGGGCGCTGGGTTCCGATGGGTGCTGGTCAGCCTGTCGTGGTCGCACCGAACCCCGCAAGGGAGCGCCAGAACGAGGCTGAGCGCGCGGATCGCGCTGCCTCTGCCGCGCGTGACGAAACCCGTACCGGCATCGCCATTCGCGGCGAACAGCGCGACATTGAAAACAAGGGTAAGGATTATGCCTTGCGCCTGCGTGGCGACTTTGACGCCATGCCGGGGGTCAAGGAATACCGCGCAGCTATCCCGCAGCTTTCGCTTGGCCTTAAGACGCAGAACACGCCGCAGGGCGACTTGGCGCTGATCTACGCTTACGCCAAGATCATGGACCCCGGTTCGGTGGTACGCGAAGGCGAAACCGCAGCGGTGTCCAGTTCCGACACTCTGGCGGGCCAGCTCGTCGCCAACCTCCGCAAGCAGTTGGAAGGCACTGGCTCATTCTCGCCCGAAGCCCGCGCGAACCTCCGCCGCGAAATGCTGACCAAGGCGCAGGAGCTGAACCGCTCCTACAATGCGCAGCGCCAGCGTTATGCGGCTGACGCGCAGGCGCTTGGCGTTGACCCTGCAATCGTCATTGGCAAGCATGACGGAAGCGCGTTCCTGCCTGAAATTGAACGCGCACTAGGCGGCACTGGTGACGGCAAGCAGGCCGCTGCGATTGTTGGTGGCCCGACGCCGGGTCTGGCGAGCCCCGGCTCTGGCACGAAATCCATTCCGGCCCCTGCGGCTATGCAACAGGAGTATGAGGGCTATGTTCGTTCCCGGCTCGGTCGTCTCGATCCGAACGAATACGCTGCATTCCGTTCATCGCTTGACGCGAAATACGGCTTCCCCGGTTCGCAGGGTGCGGTTTATCTGGAAGAAGCCAAGACGCTGAACACGGCAGCGCAGAACCCGGACAAGTACAACATCAATCTACAAATCCCGCCTGCTAATGCGCGGATGACGGGTATCGACCAGCTGAATGCTACGCTGTTCAATAACCCGCTCGGCGCAGCTGTGCTGGGAGCTGGATCACTGGCTGGCGGCGCTGACGAGGTAGCTGGCTTTGTCCGTTCTATGGCGAACGGAACCGACTACAATGTCGAGCGCGACAAGGCGAACGCCATGCGTCAGGCTGCGGCAGAGGCTTACCCCCTGGAAACGCTGGGCGGAAATGTCGCTGGCGGCATTGGTGCAGGCCTAGCGCTTGGCCCGCTTGCTCCTGCAATGAATACGCTGCGCGGCGCGATGGGGACCGGTGCTGTCTATGGCGCTGCAAGTGGCGCACTGGAAGGCAACGATAACCGTCTTGGCGGCGCGATGATGGGCGGCGTTGCGGGCGGTGCTGGTGGGGCCATTGGCCAGAAGCTGATCGCCCCGGCGCTGTCCGCAGTTGAGCGCAGGGTTGCTCCGGCACTTGGCAACGCAATCGACGTTCTGCGCGGCCAGCAAGGCACCCGTGAGGCCCTGACGCTTACCCCGGAACAGGCGGCGATCCAGCGCACTGCACCTGATTTGCAGGCTGTGCGTGACCGATTGGCAGAAGCGGTAAACCTTAACCTGCCCTACGCGTTGGCCGATGCTAACCCAAAACTGCGGGCGCTGGCCGGTGCTGTAACGCGCAAGTCGGTGAACGCGCGCGAATTGGCGGAAAACACGTTTCTTCCGCGTGGGCGTGGGCAGGCCGACCGGGCGATGGAGGCAATCGACAGCTATCTTGCTCCGATCACTGACATTGAGGCCCGCAGCCGTAATCTGATGCAGGCTGGCCGTGATGCCAGCGCACCTTACTATGCGATGGCCCGCAGCCAGGCCGCACCCGTTGACAATCAGGTTGGCGCGTTCCTGAATACGCCTGCCGGTCAAGATGCCATGCGCCGCGCGCGCGAAATTGCAGCCAATGAAGGCCGCGATCCTAACGCTATGGGCTTCGACCTGAACGATCAGGGCGATGTGGTCATCAAGCAGATGCCGTCTTTTGAGACGCTCGATCTGGTTAAGCGCGGTTTTGATGCGCGGCTGAATGAGGCTCGCAATCCCATGACCGGGCTACTCGATCTGGAAGGCAACCCGCAGTTGCAAGCTATCGAAGGGCTACGCCGCAACTTTGTCGGAAAGCTTGACCAGTTGAACCCGAACTACCCGCAGGCGCGGGCAGAATACGCCAAGTTTGCGCAGCGCCGCGATGCACTCACCACCGGGCGCGACTCCACCAAGCAGACGATGCTGCCGCGCAACCTCCAGCCCATTCTGGACCGGCTTGAACAGCAGTTGAAGCCGGAGTTTCAGCGCGGATATGCAACCGGCATGGCGGATCAAGTTGGCAAGGTCCGGTTCGCGTCCAACCCCTATGACGCGATCTATGGTTCGCCGCAGCAACAGCAGAAGTTGGCTCAGGTGTTCCCGGAAGGCGCGCAGCGGTTCAACCGCGTCTATGACCTTGAAGGCGATATGGCGCGCACTCAATACGAAACGCTGGGTGGTTCCCCGACTGCCGCGCGCTTGCAGGCTGACAACCAGCTTGGCGGCGCGGTGATGGAGCAGGGCGTCAACGCGATGGGTCAGGCCGCAACTGGCGGGTGGGGCGTCGGCACTGCCATGCGCCTTGCCAGCGATGCGCTGAAAATGGGTATTGGGTCAGCCGCAGAGCGTAGGGCCGACAAGATTGCGCCGGTTCTGTTCGACACCAACGACCCCGCCGCGATGGCGGGTTATCTTGATGAATTGATGGCCCGTTCGCGCGCAGTGCAGGCAGTCACGGACAAGTACAAGCGCCGTGCTGGCCTATTCGGGGCGACCATTCTTCCGGCGGTGACGCTTCCCCAATCGGTCCCGTAATTCGGCTCCAATAAAGAAACCAATGCTGCCGGCAACGATGCCCATGATCTGCATGAAGGTCATTCAGGCAGGATAACACGCACCCCCAACAAAGGCAAAACCAATGGTTGATGTCGCAACCTGGTCGGAAACTCCGGCCAGCAACACTACCGTGGACGGCGTAAACATCGCTGAAAACTGCTCCCCAGGCGTCCTGAACAACGCGATCCGATCGGTCATGGCGGGGGTCAAGACGTTCCATGTCGCCTATTCGACCACTGCGGGCTCCATCGCTGGAAAGGTCAACGCGGCTGGCGGCACGTTCAGCGGTGTGCAGCCGATTTATACAGGCGAGGGCGCGTTCCTTCACCACCAGAGCAACGCCAATACGTCTGGCCGGATCTACTTTCTGGCCGAAGGCGCGGCCCGTCCTGCATCGCCCAGCAATGGCGACATCGTGTTTTACTACAGCTGATGGACGTTCGCCTGAACGGGGCTTGGGTAAGCCCGGAGCGCGCCGAAGTCCGCATTGCTGGACAATGGCGCACCATCATTCGCGCCGAGGCTTACGTTGGCGGGGCGTGGAAGACCGCCGCGATGTTCCTGCCCCCATTAACGCTGTCGCTGAGCACTCAGGTTGTGTCCGGGTTTGCGTCTAGCGGGACGGTTTACACCAATGCCGTGACTGTCACGCCCAGCGGCGGGCAGGCCCCTTACTCTTACGCATGGTCGCGCGTTTCCGGTGCGGGAACGGTCGCAAACGCCGCCGCTGCAACGACCAATTTCACCGACACGCCCGGATGGGGGAACACCACCGAGGGCTATTTCATCTGCACCGTGACTGATGCGCTCGGCAACGTGGCCGTGAGCGAACAGGTGCAGGCCACTTTTGTTGATTATGGGAGCTTTTCCTGATGTTTCATTGGTTTGGCACCGTCACGAATACAAAAGGCGATAGCCTGACCGGGTGGCAGGTGGAATGCGTCCATCTGTCGGACGGCTCTACGGTTGTTCCGATCTACGCCGATGAAAACCTGACCCCGGTGCAGTCGGTTTCCGGTGTGGCTGATCGCGCCATGACGGACAGCGCCGGGAATTACGATTTCTTCGTTCAGGAAGGCACCTACAGCCTGCGGTTCTACAACGCGCAAGGCGTGTTCCAGCGGTTGCAGCGGTATATGCCGATGTACGGTAACGCGCCGGAAGCTGCCATTGCCGCGATGGAATCTGCACAGGCAGCGCAGGAGGCGGCAGAAGCCGCCGCGCAGACGGCGCAGTATAGCGCTAACGCGACCGTTTATGGCTCTTGGGCCGATCTGGCTGCCGCATTGGGCATGACTGCCGGTGACTCGGCCATCGTGTTTGAGGATGCTGGGACACACACCGACCCTGTGACAAGCGCAACGGTCGATAACGCTGGGATCTATGTTTACAGCGCCGCCCCCACAGGATGGGAACGTGTAGCAGATACGGAGGCAGTCAAGGCGGCCACTAGCGCCGCCAAAGCTGAAGCATCTGCCGCCTACGCTGAATCCATGACCGGGCCGACCTATGGCAGCACCGCAGCGGGCCTTGCTGCCACGACTGACGGGCAGGGCTTCGCGGTCAATGCTGGCAGCGGCCTTGTATCAGTCTATCGCAACGAGGCTGGTGTTGCTGTGCTACAGCGGACGTTGGCCACCACGGCATACCTCTCCTCCACAGTCGGCGCAGGCATTGTCGGGGCTGACGATGGCGCGGGCGGGGCGCTTTGGACGACCACGCAGGGCTTCATTGACCGGCTCAAGGGCAATAGCGGTTCGCAGTCAATCGGCCACAAGTCGCCCCTGACCGGCAGCACGGCGACTACGGTTTACGCCTCGTTTGCTGCCCGCCGCGCCAATGCCAAGT